ATCCAGAGCAGAAGGTGTCACCTGAAGGGTCTTCTGACCAAAGATTACAATGCCCTCTGCGGGGAACTTCGCAATCGGGTTAATATTGGCGCTATAGAGATCATCTCTGTCCTTTCGACGCAGTTGGTGTGCGACGTCGATAACAGGAATGCCTGCTGCACCCTCTGTGAGTCCGCCGCGGCTAAACCCAGCCGGCGCAAACCAGACTTGCGTCTTTCGCTGTGAGCTAGAGAAAGTGCCGATAGCGGCAACAGAAGGGGGCAACCAAACAAATGAGCCGTTGAGGGTATCGCGCGCACGGACCCATGGATAGAACGTACAACCATAACTTGAATCGATTCTTCTATCGCGAAGCGCGGTTCCGGCCGCTGTCGGAGTTGTGGCAACGCGCGCCGACTTAGACAATCTCTCTTCGTGTGCAGGAACATATACATTAGCCAAATCAATAAGCGCCAATGAATCTGCGCGCTCTTCACAAACATTAATCATGTGCGCGGTTAGTGCGTCTTTCGTTAATCCAGGCATTGATAGCATATTCATATCAATCTGCTCTGCGTCAGATACCGTATCAATTGCGCGCCGAATTGTACTATATGTATAACTAGCGGCGTTTGTTGAGCCAATTCCAGTATTATAGAATGGATCGGGCTTATAGATATTTACGCCGTCAAAGCCGCCCCAGAATGGCGCGGTGAAACGATTGATGTCAACATCAAGCAGATCCTTATAAGTTCTGCCCCCGGTTGCGTCATAACTCGTTTCGCCAGCTCTCGATCCGGAGCGGAAGAAATAACCATCTACAGAATCAGACTTGACAATATCATCTAATGAGAAGACATAAGCGAAGGCATCTACACCAGCCGGAGCTGTCCCGGTGGTTGGATCTGCGTTGTGCATCTCGGTTAACCATAATCTATTTGGGGCCCCAGCGCTGGCATCTGCGCGAGTGCTTGTCTGCGTTCTGGTAGAGCGCATACCGAAATATGCGTCAGTCTGATCGACAAGACCGCCATCAGATGCAGAGAGCCTAAGCCTTGTAAACGGGAACTTAAGAGTTGCGGTGAAGGCACCGATTCCGCTAGCACCGGTTTGTACAGTAAAATAATTATATTGAGCTGAGCCACTAGTAGTTACCGAAAACACAGCCGCATTCGTGTATATATACTTGTTGACAATAGCCGAAGGACCTAGAGTTGATGCAGACATAGCACTTCCATTCCAACTAGTTACATCTGTAAACTTAGGCGGTCCATAATAGCCGAATGGAAGAAGGGTGGCGTCTGTTGCGCCCATCTCTACATCTTCATTCATATCAACATAAACATACTTGGACTGATTTGGATACTCGCCATATTGTGTAAGACGGCGAGTGGTGTCAGACCACTGATGATAGACGTCTCCGAGGCGTCTTGCGACAAAATTCGGAGAACTAGGATCTAAGGTGAGATTATCGAACCTTTCGAGAACCTGGACATTGGTATCTGTATCTTTCAGCATTCTCATAACTATAGAGAATGTACCATAATCAGTGATTCCGGGAGCTGTTGAAGCCCGAATCTTTTCAATGGAAACTTTCACATTCTTAGAAAGCCATGCGCCGTGGCCGCGGCCAACTAAACGGAAGAGCTTCTGAGCCGATTGCGGCGAATAAGATGCGGCAGCGCCAAGATCCTGGCCAACAAACCAACCGGCGCGGGCTTCTCCAAAACCTTTACCTGACATGTCCTGTGGGCCGGCAGCAGACGATCCAGAAGCGATGGGCAAGATAATTGCCTGTGCTTCGGCGCTCGTTAAGTCGGTGCCGCCACCCGTAAGGGTTCCATCAACACCATCACGAACTGTCTGCGCGAAGCTTTCGCCAAGCCAATATCTTTTGGCAGAAGCAGTCGGGAAAAAGGCCGATGCAAGAACATTACCAAGCTGAGGGTTCGTATTAAATCTCTTTCGAATAAAATATTCGGAATCGTCATCAAAGTTAAATGCAATCTTTTCTAGGGCGCCGCCTGAGCCAGAGATAGAAACGGTATATACTCCGTTTGCATCAGAACCAATTGGAACACCGACTGCTTGCATTCTAGATTCGCCGGCGGATGCTGTTGCGCCGCGCACAGTGCCACTCAGCATCACAGCTGAGCCCGAATCAACATACCAAATTGCGGCCAAAGAGCCAGCATCTAAAGTTGCTGCAGTGCCCGAAGGAATAATCCACATGCCATAAGCGCCGCCATTACTGGCGACATCAATATTTGGATCTCTCGTTGTCTTCCAGCCGGCTTCGCCATCGGTCCCGGAAGTAGCATCTGTATGCTGCGTACCAAGAAGCCTAATATAGGTTAATGGTGCGACATTTGATCTCAGGAACGCCTTTGCGGCGTATGTTCCGTACATAGGAGATGAATAATTTCCATCGCGATATACATCGCCACCGCCGTTTCCTGGCACTGTATCCCCATATAATTCTACGAAGTGTGAATATGACTCAACTTTAACTGGCTGCATCGCCAGACCGCGAGATGCGCGTCCGATAACCACCGGACCAATAGCATCTGCTGATTTTGGTATAAAGGAGTTATCAATCTCGTGGATAAATACTCCAGGAGATACAAATTTGAAGCTCTTTACTGACATTATGTTGTTCCTCTTTTGAAAAAAGACCTAATCGATGTCTCAATCATAAATTAAATAGTATTTTTATTCCCTAAAAGTAAGTTCCTGAAATGAAAAAATGCATTTAATGTTCAGGAACTAATCTTCAAAAAAATTAGTGTTTCCAGCTGGAACGGCAGATTCTTGTGGAAATTGATACTCCACTACGTTCTCATCTACCCTTACAATGGGCCTATCGTCGCTTTCACCTTCGCCAATTAAGTGGCCTAGCACTTTAATGGTGATCTCGCTTGTAAACATGCGCATGTCTTCCTGAAGATTATTGACATTATTACTATGAGCAAAACCTTGATCAATAAAGCCTTCGTAGAGGTGTCCATTTCTTCTTAAAAGAAATCCGTTAATTTGTCCGGTTCTGGTTATGAACGGAGTCATCAGATCATTCATCTGTTGCTGGTATTCAGTCTTAATAACAATCTTATAATCCACATTAATATAAATGGGAATGGGTATCGATAAAGATTTAACAACAACTTTCTTATTTACTCTCGGATAATACTTCTGTTTCTTAACTCCGATATTGCTGCGAAGGCCTGATGCGATCGCAAAATTCTGAGTTTTTTCTGGGACAATTTTTTGGGCGATCACCATTCTGCCGGTGCGACCATTTTTATCGATTGAGTATAGCTGAGCTTGGAAGGCGCCTTTCCTGCTGGGATCTTTAACAATTCCCGTTCTCTCTACACTTACCAAGGGAAGTTTAAGTGCGCCGGCATCGTCGCGGAGATCCTTATCCTTTTTAACTTGAAAAGATCTTTCAGGGATCTGCCAAATTACAATAGCTTTGTTAAAGCCCTCGTTGGTGTTCGTGGAAAGCTGTAGATCTTTTACCCAATCATATAAAGCGAAATCTAGATCTTCGATGGTAGAAGATAGCATTCCTATCTCTTTTAGTTTATAGTTGGCGCTTCCTGACGGCAGCATTGCAAAATCAAAATTATCAGGTAGCATCGAACAGCCCCTTTCTAGCTCTACGGCATCTTGCTGCAATTTCAAACTGTCGATCGGCTTGACCAAACAACAACTTAGGCTCGCTCAGCTTTACAATTTCATAATAATACTCGCTATACAACACAAAATCCCCTTCACGAACATACAAGTTTTGATCTTCTTCAAGCCTTCTTTTGTGAAAATGAATATTGATCTCCCATATTTTATCAATGCCTGCGCTTTCTAAATAGTCAGTAGTAAACTCAGTAAATTCTATTAAAGCATATACACGAACGGGAGGCAAATAAGTTTTTTCGACAGCCTCCCCATACAGCGGGTGAAAGTCTGTAGTGCTCATATCAATTGGATAATATAGTATTTGTTGGCCGATGACCTTTTCAATAAGCTCATCATTAACTTGCTTTACAAGATCACGCTCTTTTTTACCAAGAAAGAGCGGAGGGGGCGGTTGTGCTGGTCTTTTCCATTCATCTGCCATAACTTATCTACCCTATAAAAATTGGTAACGGGGTTACTTTAAGAATATTTGTAGCTGCTTCGCCAAGCTCCTGATCCTGTTTCGCCAAATCAACGTATTCAACAGTATCAAGCATCTCCATTAACTTATCTCTCAATTGTTGTTGTTCATCTTTTGCTTGAGATAGCAGTTCTGAATGATTAAGCGTAACGCTTTCTCCTGGAATGGGTACCGTAGTAAACTTGCCTCGCACTTGTCCCAACATCTCTTTGCATAATGCTAACGCAAATTTACGAATCCACTGCTTACCCATTGAATTAATATTCGCGTATGGTATATTATCAAACGGAATAGTATTAATATTATTGATGCCTTCAACCCCATTATCATATGAGCCCGTCGCAAAGGCATCCACTTGAACATGAAATTTTACCCATATAGTATCGTCAAGATCGTCAAGGCCCCAGTAACTCGGTGTGGGGAAAAGTCTTAATTTTCCGTCTACCAACTCATATGAATAATGAGAGGTCCTGGTGTAAATTGAGTCTTCATACATAATGGCTTGCATTTTGTTTTGCCATGTGGGAATAATCTCGAATGTAGAATCGTCAGCAAACTGTCCATACGTGGAATAATTACCAACAACACCCACACCCCCATAATAGCCATAGAAGCGCCACATAGCCCGTGGAGAGCGATAAAAAACTTTATCTATTAAGACCCTCTTGTTCTCAATTAAACCAGCATAAGGTACTGCATCGCCGCGTTCATTAACTCCGGAGTCAGAAGCATCAGAAATAATTGTTTGTATATCGTAATCTTGTTGATCTTTAACTGGAGCAAATGAGGCCGAATATTGAGGCACAGTACCCCCAAAGCCGCCGGCGGTCGCTGCAGTATCACCTACACGGCGCGCATAAGATAATCCGAATCCTCCGCCGCGAGGATAATATAAACTAGAACTTGCAGGGCCCGTTAATAACTCACCGTTATGATTAAATGTTCCGGTTTGTGAACCCAGAACTGAGGAAAGAACGTTCTTTCCTTGATGCATATTAATATAATATGAATATTCCAAAACGGCTTCTTCATACGCAGCATATACATTATCTGCTGTTATTTCAATATCGAGGACATCGCCCCCAAGCTTCTTATACACATAAGCAACTTGATCAACGGCACCACTTAAAAAATCAACCGATGCGGTGTAAATTCCAAAAGGAACAGCTCCCGAAACATCGGTGGCGGTGCCGGTCACTGGTAATATAACGGCGCTGGTTTGTGATATTGGATTTAAATCAGTCGGCATTTAAAATCCTCCTAGTATAAATAGTAAATCACAAAACAAAACCCCTAGCAAGCTGCGTCTCGTTTACAAAGAAAAAACTTTATTTATGCAGATGTGTTATTTGCTTTCTTTTTTGCCGTTCTTTTTCTCGTTGAAGTTGTGCTTTTTTTGCGAGTTGTTGCGCTTTTCTTAGCTTTTGCAACAATAGTCTTAGTCGCGGTGGGCTTAGTAGCGGTAACAGTT